CAGATATGTGGAAGATGCCAGCAATGTATGTTGGTAATTATGCAGAACGTGATGCAGAGTTAACATTGGCTTTGTGGAAGGTCATGCAAAAAGAATTAAGCGACCAGGATCTAGGATCTATTTTTAATTTAGAGACAGAACTATTTCCTTGCCTCGTCGATATGCGTTTCTTAGGAGTTCGTGTAGACGTAGAAGGCGCTCACAAATTAAAGAAACAGTTAGCTGAACAAGAAAAAGAATTATTACACAAAGTAGAAAAAGAAACACAAGTAGATGTTCAAATATGGGCTGCACGCAGTATAGAGAAAGTTTTTCAAAAACTAAACCTACCCTATGACTTAACCGCCAAAACAAATTCTCCATCATTTACTAAAAATTTCCTTTCATCACATGAACATCCGTTAGTACAATGTATAGCAAAAGCTAGAGAAATAAACAAGGCACATACAACATTTATAGATACAATTATTAAATACGAACACAAAGGTAGAATACACGCAGATATAAATCAAATTAGATCTGATAGTGGAGGAACAGTAACCGGAAGATTTTCTTATTCTAATCCTAATTTACAACAAATTCCTGCGCGCAACAAAGACTTAGGTCCTTTGATCAGATCCCTCTTTATACCTGAGTCTGGTTGCGAGTGGGGATGCTTTGACTACAGTCAACAAGAACCAAGACTCGTAGTGCACTACGCATCCCTGGATCAAGACGCAAGCGTCTTTGATGTTAAGAACGCTTACAACGATGGTGATGCAGACTTTCATACAATCGTTGCACAGATGGCACAGATACCAAGAACACAGGCTAAAACAATTAACTTAGGTTTATTTTATGGTATGGGTAAAGCTAAACTACAAGCAGAGCTTGGTGTATCTAAAGATAAAGCAGAAGAATTATTTTCTATTTATCACAACAGAGTTCCATTTGTGAAAAGCTTAATGAGAAGTGTATCAAACAGAGCACAACAACGGGGACAGATACGTACATTACTTGGAAGACTTTGTCGTTTCCATTTATGGGAACCAAATAGTTTTGGTATGCACAAAGCATTGCCTTTTGATCAAGCAGTACAAGAACATGGTCCAGGTATTAAACGTGCATATACTTACAAAGCATTAAACAAATTAATACAAGGATCAGCTGCAGACATGACAAAAAAATCTATGTTGGATTTATATAAAGAAGGAATTGTACCTCATATACAAATACATGATGAACTAGATATTTCTGTAGAAAATGATAAACAAGCTAAATTAATTAAAGAAGTTATGGAATCAGCAGTTGACTTGGAGATACCAAACAAGGTAGACTACGAATCCGGTAAAAACTGGGGTGACATACACTAGGAGGAAACATGAAAAAATATGTAGATAAATTTATGGTATGGCAATTACATAACAGAAGAGAGATCGTTTGTTTTGTTGCTGGCCTTATCGTAGGATCAATCATTATATAATGTGCTATGGCTTACTTGAATGCAAACATTCCTGTAACATACGCACAAATTAGAAGAGAGTATTTATATGATCTTAAAGCTCATCATGGAGAAGTTGAGGATTGTATTATCTTTGGTATGTCAGCTATTACGGGTAAATCAATTCTTTGGCACGCGATTATGGAGAACGGTGCAATCTTTTATAGATTACCTATCACAGCTTTTATACAACGTGGATTTGAGATTAAGGATGTTCCTCAACGTAGACTTGATGAGCTTCAGCTCTGGAATTGTTTTAGTTATTATCCTGCTATTACTTCTTGGGACATATTAGATGGTCAAGCTGGTAAGTATATAGGCAAAGATAAAAAATGGCATCCAGGAAAATATTTATTTACTGTTGACTTTGCACATCCAGAGAGTAACATAGTTGACACTGATCATTCAGAGATACCGCACGAACACAAGTGCGCTCACATAATTGCATTAGATGATGGCAATTATGCTGCACAACCAAACAATCGATGTATATGGGACATACCTTCTTTCACAGTGAAAGATAATATTCCTGATTGGAAAGTGCAAACAAACGAGTGGAACGTAGAGGATAGTAGAGCTTGGCGTACGGAAGATACAGACAAGTTTTTCTATGAAATTGAGGAGAAAAAAAATGATAAGACTGATTAAAAAATTTTTTAATTTATTTAGACCAAAAAAAATTGTGCCTAAAGTCATTGAGAAATGTGGAGTTCACGTAGCTAGATTTAAAAAGTCGTGCCCACGTTGTCAACAACTGACTCAATCGCACGGTCAAATCTGGTAATTTTATGGAGGGTGGCTATGAATTACAGATTCACCGCAATACTAATTATTTTGATGTGTTTGCTGGCTTTTTTTGTAAGGCCAGTGGACCATACCCCATTGAAATATGAGCTGAAAGATATTATAATCCCGCTACCAAAACCAAAAATAAATGAGTAAACAACCTTTAAATATATCTGAATCCGCTGCTGTGCAGATGCCGATGAAGACGGTAGCCTCTTTGATTTTGCTCGTCGCAGCCGGCGTGTTCGCTTATACCGAGCTGACGGCCAGGTTGGTATCGCTGGAGACATCACGTGAGTTGTTTGAAAATGATTTGTTAAAAAAATCTGAACAGGTCCCTACGGATCAGGAGCAACATTTTTTGATCGAGGATCTTTATAAGACTGTAGAGAAAATGGAACAGACTCAAGAGATGAACATGACCAACAAAGTCAACATAGAATTTTTAAGAGAACAATTAGATAAAGCACTAGCTGATATTGAAGAATTAAAAGATAAGGTTAGAGAAAATAAAAACGGAAACGGAGCACATTAATGATTTTAGAAGTAGTAGCTCTTCTTATGATAATTGATGGAGAGATCAAAGAACACAGAATTCAAATTGATCCTAACACAGGTAAACATTCAATGGCAATGTGCTTAAAAGGTAAAAGACATGCTAAGAGACAAGATAAAGGTGGCAACATACAGCACCAGTGCATCAAGTCGATGGCTGAGGTAGAAAAAAATATTGATGGATCTTTATCTATAAAGAAGTTAATATTAGAGTAATGAAGAA